CTTTTCGTCGTCGTCCGGCGAGATGGGGGAGCGCGGCTCTCGGCTCCTCTTCGACGACCCGAACGACGCCAAGAAGGCCATGTCGAGCGAGGCTGACCGCGACGCTGTCAATGATACCTATTCACAGGTGCTCTATGGCCGCGTCAATAAGGGCGGCGCCATCGTCATCATTCAGCAGCGGTGCCACGAGCAAGATCTAACCGGGTTCGTGCTCCCGACAGACAAGTGGGTGCACCTCGTCTTCCCGATGGAGTTCGAGCCGAAGCGGCGGTGCAAAACCGTCCTCGGCATTCAAGACCCGCGCAAGAAGCCCGGGGAGCTGCTCTGGCCGTCGCTCCATCCGAAAGGACGGGTCAAGGCGATGAAAGCGCAGCTCCGCGAGTACGGCACGGCGGGGCAGTTTCAACAGCTACCGGCGCCCCGGTCCGGCGGGATTGTCGACATCTCGAAGTTCGGCACCTACGTCGGCCAGCCGAACCCTCGCGAGTTCGTGGAGATCATTCAGGCGTGGGACACGGCACAGAAGGACAACCAAGTCACCAACGACCCATGGGCGTGCGGAACGTGGGGGCTCCACGAGAACGGGAAAATATACCTGCTCCACGTCTACCGGGAATGGCTGCGCTACCCGAAGGGGCGAGCCATGGCCGTCGCCCTCCACGACACATGGAAGCCGCACATCATTCTGGTTGAGGACAAATCAAGCGGCTCTGATTTAATCGAGGATCTCAAGGGGCTTGGTCTCCCTGTGCGCGGAATCCCCGTATCAATCGGGCTCACCGCCCGTATGGACGCGGAGGCGCAGGCGATCGACTCAGGGCTCGTTTACCTGCCGGCGGAAGCTCCGTGGAAAGCGGACTACCTCTACGAGCTGTCCCTCTTCGACAACGGCGCGCATGACGACCAGGTCTCCATGACGATCATCGCTCTCGCCCACTTCCGCAAGCGCGGCCGTGGAATCGGCGGCGTCCGGGTTGTGCGGGGCTGACCGACAGCTGGAGGGCATGCTCCCAAACCAAGCCACAATCACACCTTACGCCAAAAACGTCGCCGAAATCCCTAACAGCTCCCTATCAAAACACCCCGCTCGTTGATCCAATATGTGCAGACGCGGCGCAGAAAGCGCGCCGAATCGGCACAAGGAGCGACAATGGCCGGATTTCTGAAACGACTCCGCACCGCCTGGAAGCTCTCCCGGAAGCACTCCGCCGCCGCTCACCTCATCTCCGTCGGCCAGGTCGGGCAGCCTCAGTGGTCATCCCACGACTACGAAGCATTTGCCAAAGAGGGATATCAGGAAAACGACGTCGGCTACCTCTGCGTAGACGAGATCGGCAAGGCGGTTGCCTCTGTCCCGTGGAAGCTCTTCCGCACCGGCAGGGGCGATCCCGTGGAGATCCCGCTCTCCGAGCAGCTCAATAACCCCGGATACATCCTCAAGCTGTTGCAACGCCCGAATCCACAGTGGGGCGGGGCGGCGTTCCTCCAGGGCGCAATCGGGTATATGCTTCTTGATGGAAACTCCTTCATCGAGGCCGTCGGCCCCACGATGGGCGGCAACGAAGGGAAGCCGCTCGAACTCTGGCACAAGCGGCCTGACCGCATGAAGGTGATCCCGGGGACGAGGGGCGTGGACGGCTACGAGTACCGCGTCGGGGGCGGGGAGCCCGTCACGTTCCGGCTTGACCCGAAAACGAACAGATCAAAGATCCTCCATCTTAAACTATTCAACCCGCTTGACGACTGGCGTGGCATGAGCCCGATGCAGGCCGCCGCCAAGGGATTCGATCTCGTCAACGGCTACGCGAGCTGGAACAAGACGATGCTCGACAACGGGTGCCGCGTCGGGGGCGTTCTGGAGCACCCCGAACTCCTGACAGACCCACAGAAAGACGCTCTTGAGGCTTCCATCAAGGCGCAGTTTTCCGGCCCAAACGCAACCCGGGAAATTCTGATTGCCGACGGCGGCGTCAAATTCTCCCGCGACGGTCTCAGCCCCCGGGAGATGGACTACAACGTAGGCGATGAGTCCGCCATGCGGAAGATTTGCCGCGTTCACGGCGTCCCCTCGATGCTCGCCAGCATCCCCGGAGACAACAAGTACGCCAACATGCAGGAGGCGCGGGAGTGGTTCTGGCTCAACACGGTCGTTTTTTACCTCGCGTTCCTCCGCGATGAGCTGAACAACTGGCTCTGCCCCGCGTGGGGCGAAGGGGTCGCCCTCGACTTCGACCTGTCGAATGTCGCCGCGCTCTCTGTCCGCCGGGATATCGCGTGGAAGCGGGCGGTGGAAGCCAAGCACCTCACCGTCAACCAACGCCTTGCGCTCACCGGCCACGACGCGATCGAGGGCGGCAATATCACGGTTATTGACGGCGTGGTCATCCTCGAAGATGGGACGGTTCTTGTCCCCGCCGGGCTCATGCCTGCCGATATCGCGGCCGAGGGCTGGGAGGATAGCGGCACGGACGCCGACGCAGAGAAGCGGGAGCGAACCCTCTTCCGCCGCACCCTTGCCGCCGACGACGTGCCCGAGGGGGACATCAAGCGTTTTGAGAAGCTCGTCTACCCCGCCAAACTGGGCGCCAACGGGGAGGCGCGATGGTAAGCCCCGTAAACCCGAAACCCTCCGAGCGCGGCGCAGTACTCGCCTGGTGGCTCCGGAAAACGTTCATCCAGGAGCGCAAGCTCGCTCAAAAGGCGCGGGGAATCTTCCTTCGCCAGCACAGGGCGGCCGCGAAAGCCTTTGCTGCGACAGGCAGCACGCTCGACGCGACTTACGCCGCCTATGGCCACGCCGGGCAGATGCAGGTGGCGCTCGAAGACTCCTACGCCCGCACCGGGCGCGTCTTCGGTGTGCCGATCATCGCCGCCGTGGAGCGAGGAAAGGCCGCGCAGGGACCAACAGAGACCAAGGACGCCGTCAACGTCTTCATGACCGCCATGCGGGCGTGGGGCGCGTTCTGGGCAAAAGAGAAGTTGCCCGGGATCACCAAGACGACGCTCGCCGGGATACGCGGCACCATTGCCACCGGGCTCCAGGAGGGGCTCGGCGTGGAAGCGATCGCCCGGAAGATCAAAGAACTCGGACGCGGGACGATCTCTCGGCTACGGGCGCGCACGATCGCCCGGACAGAGACCCACGGCGCGGCGAACTACGCGCAACAGCGGGCGGCGGAATCCACCGGGATCGTGTTTGACCGGGAGTGGCTCGCCGTCGAGGACTCGCGCACGCGGCCGGACCATGCCGACATGGACGGGACGCGGATCAAGAAAGGGGAGAATTTCAAGTTTCCCGACGGATCGGCGGTGGAGTATCCGGGCGACCCGAGCGGCTCGCCGGCGCAAGTTATCGCATGCCGATGCACAACCACACAACACGCGGAGTATTGATCGATGGATCTTGAATACAAAACCTTCCCGTTCCAGCTCAAGGGCGGCGTCACCGAGGAGGGGAAGTTCACCGGCTACGCCTCCACGTTCGGCAACGTCGACGAAGGCGGAGATATCATCGCGCCCGGCGCCTTCAAGGACTCGATCAAAGAGAAGGGGCCGCAGGGCTCAAACGAAATCAAGATCCTCCTGTGCCACGACTGGCACGCGGTGATCGGCTCTCCCACGGTGCTCAAGGAGGACAAAAAGGGCCTCTATACCGAGGGCTCCCTCGCGCTCGACATGATCCGCGACACCAGCACGCCGGGCGTCCCGAACGCATGGGAAGCCTACACGCTCATGAGACGCGACGACCTGAAGGGGCTCTCTGTCGGCTTCCGCACGAAGCGGGTCAAATACAACGAAGACGAGGACACCCGGCACGAGTGGTGGCGGAAGATCCTCGAAGTGGATCTCTTCGAATACTCCCCGGTTGCCTTTCCGATGAACCGGCAGGCGGGGGTTACCGGAGTGAAAGAAGCAAAAGACGCACGAACGATGGAAACGGCCCTGTGTGACGCCGGGCTTTCCCGTTCCGAAGCAAGGTTCATTGCAACGAGGCACGCCTACCAGTGCGACGCTGGCGGGTCGGCGGAGTTGCGAGAGCTGCACGAATTTTTGAAAAGCTACCGACTGTAACAGGAGACAAACAATGCCCGAAAACCTCAAGGTTCTTGAGGACGTCAAGAAAGAGATGGCACGTATCGGCGACGATGCGAAAGCGGCTCAGGAGACGTTCCGCAAGGAGTGGGCCGATTTCACCGACGCCCACAAAAACATCGCGCCGGGGATGAGCAAGGCGGAAGCCGACGAACTCCTCGACAAGCACACGACCGCCACCGCGGCCTCGCTCGAAGAGTGCCAGAAGCGCCTCGACGCGGCCGAGACCGCCGCGAACCGCTCAGGCCTCCCGAGCGGCGAGATCGGCGACGAACACAAACAGGCCATTGAGTTCAAGAAAATGGCGATGGGCCTTCGCGGCGCCAAGCGCCGGGACATGGTCGGCGTCGACATGACCGTCAAGGAAATGGGCGAGTACAAGAACGCCCTCCTGAGCGCCATCGCCAAGCCCCCCGACCAGCTCACCGAGGCCGAGAAAAAGACGCTCTCCGTCGGGTCCGACCCGGCCGGCGGGTATCTTGTCACGCCTTACATGAGTTCCCAGGTCATCGAAAAGGTCTGGGAGACCTCGCCGATCAGGCAGCTCGCCTCCGTCGAAACGATCACGACCGACACATTCAAAGAGGTCGTGGATGTCGACGAGACCGACGCCGGATGGGTCACCGAGACCGGAGCCCGCACGGGCAACGCAGGAACTCCGGAAATCGCCATGCTCTCCATCCCCGTCGATGAGATGTACTGCATCCCGAAGGCGACTCAGGTTCACCTCGAAGACGCGGGCATGAATGTCGAAGCCTGGCTCGCCGGAAAGATCGCCGCCAAGATGGGCCGCGTTGAAGCCACGGCGTTCATCTCCGGGTCCGGCCTCGACCAGCCGAAGGGCCTCACGGCTTACGCCTCCGGCACGACATGGAAGACGCTGGAGCAGACCGTCATCGCCAGTGTCACGCTGCCGACCTACGCCGAGATGCTCACGTTCTACGCGACGCTCAAAGAGCCCTACCACAACAACGCCACGTTCCTCATGAACCGCACCGGCCTTGCGACGCTCATGACGATCGTCGACGGCGATTCGTCCTTCATCTTCAAGCCCGAGTTCAAGGCCGCCGGTGTCCCCGCCACAATCAGCGGTTATCCGGTTCGGTTCGCCGCAGACCTCGCAGACCCCGCCGCAAATGCCAAGAGCTGGTATCTCGGCGACTTCGCTCAGGGGTACAAGGTGGTCGACCGCCTCGGCGTCTCGATCCTTCGCGACCCCTACTCCAGCAAACCCTATGTGCAATTCTACGCCCGGAAGCGCGTCGGCGGTTCCCTTCTCCAAGGCGAGGCGATCAAGTCCCTCGTTTGCGACGCAACCTAAAAGGAGGTGACCGATGTCGAACAAAAAAGACCTGTATCACAACATCCTCGCAGGTGGCGCCGAAGCCACCGGAAACCAGTGCATCGCGGCCGTCACGGCCGCGGCTGACGTGACCGGCGAACCGATCGACACGCTCGGCTACGACGGCGTCACCGTCGTTGTCAATCTTGGCGACAGCGCCGGGACGCCCGACGGCACCGACAAGTGGAATATCTACATCCACGTTTCGGACGCCTCGGGCTCCGGCTTTGCCGTGCCCGCCTCTGACGACGACGTTCTCGGCACCTGCGCGAGCGGAGTCATTCACACGATCGACGACGCGACCACGAAGGACAATATCACCATCATGCGCGGCTACGTTGGCCCGAAAAGGTACATCAAGGTTTTCGGTGACAAAATCGCATCCGGCCCGAATCAGCCGATTTCCGCCGACGTGATTCTCAGTCACGGCCGCGCAGTTCCCACCGTGTAACCAACTAACCCCGACGGGGAGGGCTCCGGCCCTCCCCTGACGGGACTTGAGGAAGGGAAAACATGAATATCAAGATGCTGAGACACAGGCGAGGGACGACGCTCGACGGCAAGCTGATCGTCTTCCGGATGGGCGACATTCTCCGCATTCACAAGGACGTGACGCCGGGAACGGCTGACCTGTACGTCCGGAAGGGGTGGGCCGAGCCTGTCAAGCCGAAGCGTTCCGCCGCCGACACCAAGGCGCTCCACGCGGCCCCGGAAAACAAGGCGATGAGGCCGCCGGCCAACAAAAGCAGGAAAAGCAAGAGAGGCAGGAAATGACCCCTTTCGTCGACTGGGAAGCGGACGATATGCTCGCCAACGGCGGCACCGGCTCGCCCGGCGCAACCCCTCCGCCCGGTGGGGGCGCCTGGTCAGTCACGACCGACCCCGCTTGCGAACCAGTCACGCTCCAGGAGGTCAAGGATTTCGCGGAGATCGACGCCACCCGGCACGACGCTGCGATTGAGAATATCTTCATCCCGGCCGCTCGGGAAGGCGCAGAGAACTACATGGGCCGGTCGCTCATCACGCGGACTATCACCTACAACATCGACGCATGGCCTTCATCTGGCCGCCTCGTGCTCCCCGCGCCCCCGATGCTCGACGTCGCCTCAATCAACACTCTCGACGCCGACGGCGACGCGACCTTGTGGGCGGATACCAACTACTATCTCGACACCACGAGCGAGCCGGGGGTCATCGTGGCGAAAACGACCACGCCCACAACCGAGCGCTCACACCGGGGAATCATCATCGTTTATACGGCAGGCTACGAAGCCCTGCCCTCCGCCGTCCCGGCTGCAATCCGCACGGCGCTCCTCGCGTGGACGGCCGACATCTTCGAATCAAAGATCGCCTTCGCGGAGCCGCCCGCCCGGGCGCTCAAGGCGCTTGCCCCTTACCGGATACTGAGAATATGAGCCACGTTCGCCAAATGCTGAAGCACACCGTTCGCCTTGAGGAAGGTGCGCAGGCGAGCAACGAGTTCAGCGGCGGGCTCGACACGACCTACACGCCGATTGCGGAGTTCGGGGCCAAGATCGCTTTCCTTGGTGGCCGTGGACAGCGCGGCGACCGCAACACCGACGAAGCTGCCCGCGCCACGATCATCATCCGCGCAAGGGAAGACCTCAAAAAAGGCCAGTTCATCACGTGGGTTCGGCACCGGATGAAGGACCGGCGTTTCCTGATTGACTCGATCATGGAGCCGGACAACGAGAAGGCCATTATCTCAGCCGTGGAGGTGGAAGAGGAATGAAACGAACGATAGCGATTCTTGCCACACTGCTCATGCTCGCCGGGTGCCAGGCGATTTCCAAGATTGCAGGGACGGAGACCGGGACCAGAACCGCCATTCTTACCATCGAGGGCGTCGTCGACGGCGTCCCGGTCGACCTCTCTGGCACCTACGAAGAGGAGAGCGAGAAGACGGAGGAGCGGGAGGAAAAGCGGGACACGAGCGTTCCGGCGGCGAGCGGCCTCCTCGGGATGATCGCCAAGATCGCCGGCGGCTTGGCTGTGGCCGGCGGGCCGCTGTGGCTTGCCCGCAACGGCCTCGCGAATTCGGAAGCCGGGAAGCTGTTCGGCTCCTTCCTCAAGACGCCCGTCAAGGCGATGCAGGATAGGGAGGGCGCCACCTGATGCACCTCTCCGTACTCACGAAGCCAGCCAACACCGCCGACATCGCCCGGGAGATCATCTCCGCAGGCGGAGCCGGTAGGCGGGCTGTGAAGCGGGTCATTGTCGTCGGCGCCATGAATATCAAGAACGACTACCAGCGCGCCATAGCGAAGGGGCCAGCGACGGGCAAATGGTATCGCAACCGAGGGAAGGGCCGCCCGGATCACCGCGCCTCAAAGGCAGGCGAGGCGCCCGCGTCGGACACCGGCCGCCTTCTCTCCTCGATCGTTTTCCGGGCGAAAAAGCTACAAGCGGAAGCGGGGTCCGTCGTGGACTACGCCGAGGCCCTTGAGTACGGAGCAAGGCCCGCCGTCCTCGGCGGTTCGTCCCGGAGTGGGGGAGTCAGGATCGCAATGGGCGAAGGGATCGCACCTAGGCCCGCTCTCGGCCCGGCGGTCGATAAGCACCGCCCGAAGATCCGCACCGCCATCATCAAGCGACTGAGGGAGGTGACAAGGTGAAGCTGAAACCCATCGTGGAACGCCTCACCGATCAGCTCAACGCGGATCACTATCCGATCATCGCGGGCGCTGTTGAACTCGCCGCCGCCGTCAAGGGCGTGTCCGGGTATTCCGGGCGCTGCCTGTTTGTTGTGCCAGCCGGAACGAAGGTTGATGAAAACGATCAGAGCTCAGGCCTCAATCAAACCAAAACCGAAACGTTCGTCGTTTTTATCAAGATTCCAGCGGCGCAACAGTCCAAGGAGAAGCTCGGCTTTGTGGCGTTCGACACCCTGAACGCAATCGAGCAAAACCTCACGAACGCCTTGCTTGACCCTGAGTGGCGGCCTGATGGGGCGTCAAGTCAAGTGACGTGGACGGAGGCGAACAACGAAGAGTTCAACACGGCGGAATTGTGGCACAGCTACACCTACTCCGTCGACTACCCCGTCACCGTCACCACCGACCCAGCGACCAGGGACCAGCTCTGGCTCATCAATACGACCGTTTCCGTGGGCGACGAGAACACGGACGACTTCGAAATCAACGCCGAATTCCCGGCGGACACATAAGGAGCCTCTAATGGATTACACCCCGAAAAGAATCAAGGTCAAGCCGGGGCCGCTTGCGGAGGGACCGGTCTACGATCCCGCCCGCGGCATGGCGCCGCTCGACCCCGAGGGGAGCTGGGTTGACGAAAGCTCCTTTTGGATTCGCCGTATCAAGGAGGGTTCGGTTGCGCTTGTCGGCGCCGTCGAGCCGCCCGCCAAACTCACCACCAAGAAAACGAAGGGAGGTGAAAAATGACCGTCTCTCTTTCCATGCGCGTCCCGGGCACATACGTCGCCTTTGACAACTCCGCCGCAGTGCAGGGCCTTGTGGCCGAGCAGGAACGCGCCTTGATCGTCGGGCCGATGACGGACAACGTGGCATTCGAGGAGGGCGTCGGAGACGCGGACACCCTCTATCGAATCACCAACGGCAATATCGCAGACGGGTATTTCGGCCCGCAGTCGATCCTCGCCGCAGCCTGCCGGGCGTTCCTGCTTGCCAGCCCCAATATGGAACTCTGGGCCGCAGGACAGGCTGACGGCGCCGGAGTTGCCGCAGCCGGAATTGTCACTTTTGGCGGCACAGCCACAGCGGCCGGGTCGCTCAACCTCTACGTGGCGGGGCTCCCTGTCCGCGTTGCGGTCGCAGTCGGCGACACGGGGGCAGCGGTTTCGGCGGCCCTGGACACGGCGATTGCCGCTCGCACTGACCTCCCTTGCACGGCGTCCGACGCCGCGGGCGATCTCACTTTTACGGCAGCCAACAAGGGCTTGCTCGGGAACTCGATTAGTATCTACCTTAACTGGGCAGACTCCGAAGAGACGCCCGCGGGGATCACCGTCGACCTGACAGGCCTCGACGCGACTTACCATTATCTCAAAGACGGCACCCTCGACGCGGTCTTGACTAGCACGATTTCCGCGATGATGGACGAGCAGTATCACTATGTTTTTTGCTGCTACAACGACGCGACCGTCACAGCGGCGCTCGGCGTGGAGATGAAACGCCGCTGGACGCCTGAAGTGCGCGCGCCCGGCTGTGCCTTCATTTGCGCCCGCAAGCTCCACTCCGCCGCGATCACCTGGGGCGAACTCTGGAACCACGAGTATACAGCCGCCATGGCTTATTCCACCTCCCCGACACCCCCGTGGGTTTGGGGTGCCGCATGGATGGGTGCGATCTCAAAGGCCGCATCTGAGTCGATCGCCGCCAAGGCTCGGCCTTTCCGGGGAATCGAGATCCCGGGCGTGCTGGCGCCGAAAGAGGGCACAGCCGCAAGGTGGGACCTCAACGAGCGAAATCAGCTCCTCTGGGGCGGATGCTCCACCTACACCGTCGACGCGGGCGGCCGGGCCGTCATCGAGCGAG